CCCTCATCAAGGCCGTGGGCCACAAGCGCACCGTGCTGGTGCAGGGTCACATGGGGACGGGTAAGTCCTCGCTCCTTCGCACCCTGTCGGCTGCCATGCCGACCCACACGGCGTGCTACTTCGACTGCACGACCAAGGACTTGGGTGACATCACCCTGCCCCGCATCGCCGAGGCTGGCACGGACTCAGCCTTCGTCAGCTATGCCACCAACGAGGAGTTGGGCGCGCATCACAAGAAACCGATCATCCTGATGGTCGACGAGTATGGCAAGGCCAACCCGTCTGTGAAGAACGCCCTGCTGCGTCTGATGCTGGAGCGCAAGATCGGCAGCTATGAACTGCACGAGGACAGCGTGATCTTCGCGACGACCAACCTCGGGGCCGAGGGGGTAGGTGACTTGTTGCCGCCCCATGCCCGCAACCGCATCACTGTCGTGACTGCCCGCAAGCCGAGCAACATGCAGTGGATCGAGTGGGGTATCAACAACGGCGTGGATCACACCCTGTTGGGCTGGTGCAAGGACAACCCGCAGCTGTTCAACTCCTTCGACGACCACCCGAACCCGGACGACAACCCCTACATCTTCCACCCCAAGCAGCAGCGTGCGGCCTTCGTCACGCCTCGCTCGCTGGAAGCAGCCTCGGACGTCTTGAAGAACCGGGACAACATGGACGACATGACCGTGACCGCGGCCTTGATGGGCACTATCGGTGATCGTGGTGCGATGGACCTGATGGCCTTCGTCAAGCTGGCTGACCAGCTGCCTTCGCTCCAGTCCATCAAGGAGACGCCCGAGACCGCTAAGGTGCCGTCGTCTGCCGCTGCCGTGTGTATGGTGGTCTACCGGACGCTGGCGGCGATGGACAAGGACCTCATCAACCCGTGGATGGTCTACATGTCCCGGCTCGACAAGGAGGCACAGGGCATGTTCGCCAACGGCGTGCGCTCCCCCAAGTATGGCAAGCAGGCTCTGATTATGACCAACGGGAAGTTCACCCAGTGGGCCATGCAGAACGGCTATCTCTTCGCCGCTGATAAGCGTTGAGGTGGTGGCATGAAACTTGGAACGCTGAACTACAACCCGCACAGCGAAGAAGGTGAGGTCAAGTGGAACGTCGGTGTGGACTTGACCAAGCCTGACGTCGTGATGCTCGACATCTTGGGGGATTGGATTTCCCTTCTGACTATCGCCTACGAGGACCTGCGCAAAACCACCTTCCCCTATGAGGAGAACGAATAGATGTTTATGTTAGGCCAAGCACTAACACTGGAGCAGCGGCTCCAGAAGGCTGTGATCGACATCATGGCCAACCCCAAATACGTCGCCCTTGCGGGCATCCTGATGATCGGCGGACGCCGCATCGAGGACGATCCTGCCAAGTGCCCAACTGCCTACACCAACGGCAGGGACGAGGTCTATGGTCGTGCCTTCTGCGATCCACTGAGCGATGCAGAGTTGCGCTTCCTTGTGCTGCACGAGTGCTATCACAAGCTCTATCGTCACCTGACCACGTGGCGCTGGATGTATGACGAGAACGCTAAGCTGGCCAACATCGCCTGCGACTACGTGATTAACGTCAAGCTGGTGGACGACAACGCAGCGGACGGCTTCGCCAAGATGACGGGCCCGCTCAAGATCGGCTGCTACGACAAGAAGTATGCGGGCTGGGATAGTGCACAGGTCTACCACGACCTCAAGAACGGCGGGCAGGGCAAGGGTGGTGGCTCAGGCTCAGGCTCAGGCTCAGGCACTGGCTTCGATGAGCACGGCTGGGACGATGCCAAGGAGATGACCGCGCAGGAGAAGCAGGACTTGGCCCGTGAGATCGACGAGGCTGTGCGTCAGGGCGCACTGATGGCAGGCAAGATGGGAAGCGGTGGAGACCGCGATCTTGAAGCCTTGCTCCAGCCCCAAGTGGATTGGCGTGAGGTGCTGCGTGACTTCGTGCAGGCAACCTGTGCAGGGACTGACTATTCCACATGGCGTAGGCCAAACCGCCGCTACATCGGCGCGGGTGTCTACATGCCGAGCGGGATCAGCGAGAGCATCGGTGAAATCGTGGTGGCTATCGACACGTCAGGCTCTATCGGTGGGCCGCAGCTGTCCGCCTTCTTGTCCGAGGTCAAGAGCGTGGCCGAAACCGTCCACCCAGAGGCAATCCGCTTGCTCTACTGGGACACCCGGGTGTGTGGCGACGAGCGCTACGAGGGTGAGGAACGGGATAAGATCGTGCAGAGCACCAAGCCCAAGGGCGGTGGTGGCACAACAGTTGAGTGCGTGCCACGCTACCTGCAGGACAAGCAGATCAAGGCACAGTGCGTGATCGTGCTGACCGACGGCTATCTGGGCGGCTCATGGGGTGATTGGCAGCACCCCGTCCTGTGGACGATCCTCGACAACAAGAACGCCGTGCCGAGCGTAGGTCAGGCCGTGCACATCAGAGGGAGGGACATGCGGTGAAACCGAGATATGTGCCGAATTGGAACGGGTCGGACGGAGAGGTGCTCATCGGTTATGTCGGGCCCTTGGACGTCTACTTTGAGGATGTCGCGGAAGACCACGAGCCGTGGCTCATCGTGGTGGGGCCCAAAGAGCGCATGATGAGACCCCTCTCCGCCGGATTCAACTTCGATGTCTACGACATCGTGGAAGGGGGAAGGATAGTGCGGAACCCGGATAGTCCGCCCGACATCCACGTCGAGCTGGTCGAAATGTGTGAGATTTATGCGCTGGCTATCAGCCTTGGATACTTGGAGGAGCAGTGATGGGATACATGAGTGACGTGGTGATTGCCTTTGCATTCAACAGCAAAGAGCAGATCGACGAGGTGATGGCGATCTATCGCATGCACAAACTTGTGCAGGAGCATGATCTGGCTAAGGAGTGGCAGGTCCATGACTGGAATGGTGTATGGGGCCTGACTTACAGCTCAGCTGGTGTGAAGTGGTATGAAACGTATGAGGATGTGCAGGGTTTTCAGCACATGGAAAATGTCGTCGTGGACTTCGCAGAAAACCGCAAGGGTTTCGAGTATGCCTATCGCACGCTCAGGATCGGTGAGGACGATGCAGACGTCGAGGAGAACCACCACGGCCATCAAGAAGATAACAGCGACTTGTCGGGCGAACTCTGGGACCGCATGTCGTTGCGCAGAGAGATCGAAACAACCTTCTAACCGCCGTTAGGCTACAGACTAACAAGAGGATCAAACCAATGACATACATTCCTAACCTGAACAGCTTCGACGAGGTTGCCAAGAAATACGCCGACACCAAGCCTGTGCGCAGCACACTCCACCCCGTCGAGCAGGACGTGCGTCCCATCGGCAAGCGTGCCCGCAAGTGGGAGCGGATCATCAAGGTCAATGACCACTGCTACGCCCTGTCCTGTGGCGGCTACGCCGATCCGGTATTCAACTGGGGCTATACCGACCAACTCAAGACGCATCCCCTGACCACTAAGGACATCGCGCTGTGCTCTCCCATCGTGTGGCGCAAGCACAAGGATGGCACCGAGACAATCACCGTGCGCAACGGGGCGGGTGAGTGGCAGCACAACCAGACCTACTCGTTCATATCCCGTGCGTTGCCCCGTGAACTCTGGTTCCGCCAGACCCGTGAGGGCAAGCAGTATATCTACAACCGCGCAGCCGGACAGACATTGCACCTGCCCAAGACCCGCACCGTGCCGCGTCACATCGTCGAGCACCACAAGAAGGTGGCTACGAAGAACAAATCTTCGTGGTACACCGCGCGCTACCTCAAGGCCTTCCAGACCGGGGATGACGGGCTCAGCGTGACGTTCAAGCGTGGGGCCGATGGCCGCTTCACGCTAGTAGGTGAACCTCACAAGGTCATGGTCGACAGGACCCGTGTGAACAAGGACGAGAAGCGCGAGTTCAAACCGCACATTGAGGCGCTCTACGGCTGGGCGCAGGCCATGTATCCCATGATGCGCGACCAGCTGAACTGGAGTTTTCGGATGGAGATAAACAAGCAGCTCGACCAGATCGCCGCGGAGCACAAGGTCAAGGGCTACGACAGGAGCCACTCTACCCTGTTTGCGAGTGCTGACGCGACGCTCGTCCGTGCCATCCTGAAAGACCCTGAGCACGTGATGCGTTACGGCTTTGGTGTGGCGGTCATGATGTCCATGCACGACGGGGAGCGTTCTTATTACGGAGACAAGAGTGACGTGGAGGCGCTGGCTAAGCACATCCGCGCACGCTTCAACAGATGGATCAACGAGATGGCGGGCTTCGCCACCAAAGTGAAGATGGAGAAATAAAATGGCATACAGATACCAACCAAGCCTCGTCTCGCAGTATGCGAATGGCGACCAAGCGGTCAAAGAACAGCACGAGCACTATGAACTCGCAGTTTACCGCGCCGAGCAGATCAAGAACTTCATCAAGGCCACGTGCAAGGCACTTGGGGCTGTCCACTGCAACCTCGACTACGGCTCTGCCGTGATCTATCGCCCGGGCGACACCCATGTGCTGGGCGAGATTGGCTTCAAGGATATTCGGGTCAAGGGTAAGGGTGCGTCCGACCCGCAATACTACGTTAGGGCGCGGACTATCGCCAATGGGAAGTATCGCGACACGATATGGCAGCACAACATCATCGGCACCAAGTCGATGAAGAACGCGGTCAAACATGCGGAGGAATACTTCAAGCCTGTGCCTGCCTTGGAGGCTATCAGGCTGACCGCGACCCGGGCGCGGAGCGTCGTCGATAAGGCCGTGTCTGTGCACTTCGATGTGGTGCGTAACGCATACCGCCAACTGTTCGGGGACTCGGGCTACGGCAACAAGTTTGACACGCCGATCTTTCAGGAGTTGCGGCACAGCACCTTCATATCGCCACAGGTAAACAAACTTATGGATGAGTTCTTCGGGGGTCTCGATGCGTGGCGTGAGGCTAAGGGTATCGCCGAGAAGGGCATTCACTACGTGTCGCTGACCGACAACTACGGACAGCTGGTGGCCGACACAGCACACTGTGGCACGTTTGGACACGACAACGGGACCGGCGAGATCACGCGGCTTCCCGCTACGGAACTTCCCGAGTGGATGCAGGGTCGCATCGCTGTGCTGCAGATGCTTAAGCCCGAGAACTACGTACAGGGGGTGGGCCTGCGGCTAGACGACAAGGTGTTTTATATCATGGGGGACACGACGGATGAAGAATAGGATGAAGCGTATCGTAGACCTGCAGAGGATCACTGAGCATGATATACGCGTGGCGTCAGTGCCCCGAATGTGGCGTGCCATCGCGGACGTGCTGAAACAGTCGGCGCGGGCCAAGGAGATGCGTGCCCAGTGGACCACAGACTTTGAGAATGTTTATCGTGTTATGATAACGCCTAACACCGGATGTGTTGAGGTTGTATGCCTTGGCATTGATAGTGTTGACAGTGAAGCGGAAGGCACCTATTCTGACAGTTCGCAATTACCTGCGTGGATGCAGGAGAAGCTGGCTGTTCTATCAATGATGAAGGTTGATCCCCCACAGACAAAGGTCGAGGGGGTCGGCATGCGTATCGACGACGATGTGTTCTGGGTCATCAAAGGGGAGAGAGCATGATGGCTAAGTGGGAACTAGACTGCACGAACGGCAGCGCCGCCGTGATCCAAGGCCCGAGGCCCGGGGAAATCCGCGTGGTAAACTACGTAGACGGAGAGACGGTGCCTGTCGATGCCTTCGGCAACAAGGGCAACCCCATTCTAGTGCACAGGCACCGCATTGAGCAGTTCTGGGATGGCAAGTGGGCACCCATCAAGGTCTACCACGACCCGGGGAACGGGGAACTTCAAAGGATCAAGCAATGACCGACCGCATCCTCACCCCCGAGGTCTACGGCGACTTCGGCCTGTTCATGGAGCAGATGGGCCTACGTCCGAAACCGAAACCCATGCCGCAGCAGGTCGAGCCTGTTAGGCAGGAGACTAACAGCGATTGGTATAAACAAGGAAAGGAGTGCCCGTTTTGAGCAACGACCCTATGAGCCCAAACATGACGCCGGAGAAACTCGACGAGATCATGGCATCGCTGCCGGATAACATGGAGGAGGGGGAGATTTGTGCTCTGACCCTGACCATCCACAATGCCTACCTCGACGAGCCAGCCGAGATCATCAACAACCTGATCGCCACGATCTATGCCTACGGCATGTCTGTTGGGCTCAGCTACCCGTCGATCTCTGAGGGGCTGCGCCGGACCGCGGACATGCAGGACGAGGACTATCAACTGCGGATGCGGAACTAATGGCCGACACCCCGGAGAAGAAGGTCAAGGCCAAGGTGGTGGCCCAGCTGAAAACGCTGGGTGCCTACTACTTCTACCCCGTGACAGGTGGCTATGGTGCATCGGGTGTTCCTGACGTCGTAGGCTGCTACAAGGGACGGTTCATCGGTATCGAATGCAAGGCCAATGGCAACAAGCCTACGGCATTGCAGCAGATGAACCTAGACAAGATCGCGGCGCAGGGCGGCATCGCCCTCGTCATCGACGAAACCAACGTGAATGAATTGAAAGGGATGATCGAGAATGTTCTGGAAAGCTAAACGCGCCGAGGCCATGCCGCACCGTGATGTGCAAGCAGAGGCGGCACTGGGCATCAGCAACGCGGCGTCAGTGCTGCCAGCAGGGCGGTTCATGGCCCTTGTTTATTGGGCCATCGTGGAGAACCGCCAGATCAGCGTCGAGGACATCGACGCGCTGGCCAATCGCCTTTCGCGGGCGGCTTGGGAACGGGGGCGGAAATGATTACTCACAACAGAATGACCGATAGAAACTGGCGCATCTACTGGGCGCGGGTGAGAGACAAGAGAACACTCCAATCTGTCGCTGACGAGAACAACATAACTCGAGAGCGGGTGCGGCAGATCGTAAGCAAGGGTGGCCGTGTGCTTGAATACATGGACGCCTTGGATGCGGCACCGAAGGACACCCTCGGGTGCCTCGTGCTGTCAACTCGCGTGGAACATGCAATCATGAATGAGTCCTTGCCCGGCTGGAGGTCGGTCAAGATAAGAGATTTCCTGAGAAAGCACCCGCACTGGAAGTTCAGGATGTACCCGAATGTCGGGAAGAAGGCCGTAACGGAACTGCGTGATGCCATCGCTGTCTTTGACGAGGAGGCCGCAACGCTTTGGCTTAATGGAGAGGAGATACCGGAATGACCACATACCTGACGATCCTCTGGATCACGATGCACGGCGGGCCTATCGAGGGCAGCAGCTATGGCATCCCGTTCCTGACCGAAGCTGCCTGCAAGGCGGCAATGAAACCCGTGGGCGACACTCTGGACTATGACTACAGCATGGAGTGCGCGAGCCTGCCCGTTGAAATGGAGATGCTGCCATGACCGGACTGCATCCAGACTACGGCCTGACGGACGAGCTTCGCCTAGCCGCCGTCCAAGACGCTGGGATCATAGGCGTGAAGCAATCCGCCGCGCTGCACCGCGTCTCGGTGCCGAGCATTTACAAGTGGCGGAAGGTATTTGAGGGAGAGAAGGGATGAGCAGTCTTAAACTATACAGAACGACCAAAGGCGAGATGGAACGGATCATGTGCGACATCACATATCCGCATCCTGTCTACTTCGACCGACCTTCTAAGCGGCTTGCAAAGCATGATCTCAAGGTCATGTTGCACGAGCGGGCAGAGGAGGCCAAACGCATCATTGATATGATGGAGCGTATGGCTGAGG